GTAGCAAACTGCCTACTATTTAAAGTATCAGGTGCTCTTGTTGGAGATGGTGGAGTGGGAGGAGGACCACCAGAACCTCTAATAATTTTATCTGTCATGCTTGTACCTGATTTGTGTCAATACCAGCAGAAATAACAACTGATCCAGTTACTATCTCACCATAAGCAATAGGGTGGCTAGTTCCTGCTCGTGATGTATTTTGCACTCCAGAAAAACTAAATGATATTCTTGGATCTTCTTCGTTACTAAAATCCTGTGGTTTAGGCAAAGGAAACAACATTTCACTAACACCCATTAATGTTAAAGCAATACCTAAATTACCTACTGCTGCTTGAAATCCACTAAAACCTGCTGCTGCTGAAAATCCTGTACCACTAAATACTGCACCAGGCATTGCAAATGCTAATCCAATCATTGCTACTCCTAATAAAGTTTTACCTAAACCACCACCAGCACCAGCAATAACAGGAACAATACTTATATCTGATTGCCCTATTGGATTATGTATATCTTCTTCTCCTATTTCATAATCATCAACAAGCACTTTGTAGTATTTATCTGCCATGTGTGCTTCTAGCTTTGGAAAATTAGTAACAAGAAAACGTATTGCATCGGCAGTGGAATTTATTACAGCATCTAATTCTTTATGACCTACAAAGTCAGCTAGTTCTCCATAAAGTTTAACTTTTCTGAGCATAGCGATACCTCTTACCAGTACATTTTAACAACCACTCAGAATATGGCTCTCTACAAGATAGTCTATCTGCTAAATGATGTAAAACCATATCTCCAAGAAAAATGGCTACATGATTTAAAGTTGGGTGCATTATTGACATCAATAACACATCTCCCTCTTCACATGGTTCGTCTGATCTAAGTTCTCTAAAACCTGTTCGCCAAGCATAATCTTCAAATAAAGGATTTTTTAAAAACTCTTCTGGTGTCATAGTTCTTTGATAGTCTCTAAGTTTTATACCTTTTTCTTCTTTATACCAATCAACTACCAAACTCCAGCAATCGGTTACACCCCACACCCACTTACGACCCAGTAATGGTGGTTTATAACCGCATGGTTTTAAATATGCCCACTGTTCTGTTTTAGGATTTACGATATACCATGGTAAATTACTGTTTTCGCAACTAATTTTATCTGCCTGACTAGGATCAGGAGGTGTTATAGGGTGACTATGAACAACACCAATAATTTCACCTACATTATCTGCTTTTACATAATCTTCTGGGTCAATAATAAAACATTGATTATCTGTAATTGAAAGATTACGACATGGATAATATCGTTCCTTACCTTTAACATTCAATAAAAGCCCACAAGATTCTCTAGGATCTTCACGTTGAGCATGAAGTAATGCTTTATATTTCCAACTCATTGTGTAAACGTACCAATGCTAGGAAATAAAGCACGGGTGCATTGACGTTTAGGTGCTCTAACTCCAGCCATATCAATAGCTCCTGCTAATTCAAATTCTACTACTTCTCTATTTTCTGTTGCTTTTCTGTCAACTATAAATACCTGACGTTTAAACTCTGCTGTAGGATCTGGTGTTCCTAATGGATTACTACCTCCACTAAAATTCGCAGCATCAAGAAATCTTGCCATAGTTCTAATCCTTGTAAACGTAGCACCTGTTAAATCATTACCTACCGTAACTAAATTAACATCCTGTAAAATTGCAGATATGGTTCCAAGTGCATTACTAATAACAAGTTTTGGTCTAGGAATCTGACCACGTTGATATGCAAAACCTGTGGCCTCTATTGGGAATCTTTGATAAGAATTGCCAGCCCAAACTATCTCTCCATTTGCATTTAAGTTGCTGCCAGAATGAAATCTATATATTGTAGTCGCACCATGTAAAGAGTTATCTAGCTGTAATGTAAAAAGTTCAATAATTGCAGAGGGATTTATTTTTTGGACTTCACTAAATACAGGATCAGTGCTCATGGTTCAAACACCTCCCTAAATGTTGCTTGTATTGTTGCCCTGTTTAAATATGGAATTGATTTAGACCATGTTTCGCAAACAAATTTAGATGAACTAGCCTCTCCTGGTGGAGTAAAATCAAAACTTCCATTAGTTTCGATTGCTCTTGCATCTAAAAATGTTTCTATAGTATCTGCATCTGTTTCTGATACCTCAAACGTAAAATTAAATATTTTTGGATTTTGATGCTGTGCAAGGCCAAACACTATGCGATGTTCATAACCATCGGCAAAACGAACTGTTCTAACATTTGGCTGTGATCTTTTTTGCTGTCCGTAAGTTGGGGTGATTGAAGGAAAGGTAGCCATTATGCAAGTAAACCTCCAGGTCTTTTTTCGTTAATTAATTCTGATTGTATAGCTGCTGATATGATTCGGCCAAGTTCTTTGCCTCTTTGTTCATCACCTTCAACTGAAGATCCAGAGGCATCTACATTTACTACCACATTTGTAGAACCACCAAGAGCATGGTTTGGTGTAATCATTCCTGAAGATCTAGGTGTAAATAGTTCTGGCCCACGTTCTCCGACCATATATGTTCCTCCAGCTTTTACTGGACCTCCATCGGCTCTGCCTCCAAAAAATCTACCTATACCTCCAGGTAGACCAGTAAGAAAAGCATTTACACCATATTCAATAATAGATCTTTGTATTTGAGAAAATACACTACTAGCAACCTCTCCAAGAGTTCTAGTTCCTTGGATTGCACCTTCAATAGCATCAACAAGACCTGTTTCTATGGTTGTAGCTATAGATTCATATAGTTTAAGTGTTCTTTGTAATGAGTTTCTTAGTTCAAGGTTATCTCCTATTTGTTTTTCCATGTCTTTGGTTATTTCACTTACAGGAATTTTCATTTCTTTTGCTATACGAAGTTTTTCTTTTTCTACTTCTGCTGCAAAACTACCTAGCTGTATTTGATTCTGCATATTTGTATTCTGTGCTCTTATAGCTTTTGTGGCTAAATTAAATTGGTCTGTTCTGAGTTGAGCTAGTTCAAGTGACTCTCCTTCCTTAACTAACTGATTTTCTATATCGGCTATTTGTTTCTTTATTCTTCTTCGCTTTGCTTCAGTCTGTTTAGTACTATCTATTCCTGCTAATTGTTCTCTTAAAGTAGCTATTTTATCTACCGCTTCCGTATTTTCAGTTTTACCTAGTTCCAATAGTTCTGCTCTATTTCTGCTGCTCTCTCCTGAAATGTTGTTTATAGCGGTAGCGAAGAATTTAAAGAATGGAGCTAAAGCAGCTTGCATTTTAGCCATCGCAACTTTAAAGGAGTTTCCAAGCATACGACTAGCCTTGGCAAATTCTTGAACATTTTTTACTCCTTTTTCACCTATTACTTGATTCATCTTTTCGGTTGCTGCTGCTAATGCAGCGTGTCTACCCTCGGACTTTTCAAGAACTTTTAGTCTTTCGGCTTCTACCGTTCCAGCTATACCTGATGAAATTATAAGCTGCTCAATATTTGGATTTAAAATATCAAAGGCATTGCCTAGTGTGTTTATGTTGGCAGTTAATGTTTGAATTTGTGAAAGTATGGCAGTTGTAACCAAACCTCCAGCAAATCCTCCCATTTGCCCACCAAACTTTGCTCCAACTCCACCACCTATAGCACCAACAGCACCACCGAGTAAACCTTGACCAAATAAAAGCGGAAATGCACCACTGACTAATGCACTTGCGATTATACCGCCTCCTCCACCTCCCTTTGGAGTAGCTCCTGGTTTTGGTGGTAACGCTGGACCTATAGATCCTCCTATTTGACCAAAATTTTTACCCTTTGTGCCCATCTCACTTTGTCTTTTAGCTAAAGCAAGGCTTTCCTTTTTTAATTTGTTAGTTTTCTGTAGCTCGCTATTAAACTTTTTCTGTGATCTTTCCTGCTTTAAAATTAATGCAGCTTTATCTCTTTCGTTCTTTAAAAGAATTTTAGAGTCACCTTTTTTACCTTGTGCTATTGCGTTTAGCTTACTTATTCTTCGCTCAAGATTATTTATCTGCTGGTTAATCTTCTGGACATTCAGCTTTATATTAACTTCGTAATTAGAGCCAGCCACTAATTTAGATAAAACATTGTTCTTAGTTTAGCGTACCTTACGATATTGAGCTTTCTTTTTTGCTTTTTCGTATGCTTTTTCTTCTCTTTCGTTCTTAAGACTGAAGTATGCGTTCCAACCGTAGACCTCTTCTAAAGTCATGTGACTGCGAATATACTGGACTGTCATTCCTAAAGTTTCAGCAACTAAAAACTGAAAATATAGGTAATGGTCTTTATCCATCTGTGCTTTTTACGGCATCAGGGGTAGCCTCCTCACCCAACTCTTGCATCTTAGTCATAAGTTCAAGTAGAACCCCTAAAGGTATCTCTCTTCTTAAAGTAACTTTGTCACCTTCATTGAATAACTTTTGACCATTTTCATCTTCAGCTTTATTTATTATTACTTGAAGAGCGAAGTCTAGGCTACCTTCGTTTTGAACTCTGTTGGAAGCCATTAAAATATCATTTATGACATCTCGATCAGCAATAGTTAGCGGTGTCCAATAAACGGTTAAGATTAGTTCACCATCTTTGTATATAGGGTAGCTACTTCTTTTGCCTATGCTAAACGCTTGCTTTAGCTTGTCGATTGCTCTTTCTGATGCCATAAAGTTGAATAATGTATTCTTATACTATACTACTACTTTATTATTTAAAACCAACTTTTTTAAATGCTTTGTCTATATCTTTGTTGATAAGCCCACCTAACGTATAGACGTTGTACCAGTTTGGCCCTCGTGAAGCAGTTAATCTGTGTTCCTTACCATGCTCTGCGTATGTTACTTGTTTATTTTGAAGGTTAGGCAATGTCTGACCTGGAGCGTTTATAGCAAAACCAGCATATTTAGCTCTGTTTCCTACATATAGGTCTTGACCCATTTTTGCTGTGGGTACTCTTGCGTTTTTAAATACTCTTTGTGTTCTCCAAGGAATCATAAAATAAGGTGTTTCTGGATTTCTTTTTCTCCTGGGTTTTACAGGAGTTTTGGATACGACCCAGTTTTCACCGAATGTTCCTGTCCACCATGGACCTTCAGCAGTTAAAGAATATACTATTTCCTTTGCCATCTGCTTTCTACCTTTTAAGATTAACTTTCTTAAGTCGGTAGGCATTTTTGATAGTGGTTTTCTACTAGGCATTGGCAGTAAAGTCGCAGCTAACGACTGTTAAAAAGTGAGTGTCTCCTTCTACGGTAACAGCAGTTGGTCCTTCTATTTCGGAAACTCTAGGACTTACTGCAAATTTATCTACATAAGTAGGGCTATTTATAGATATTAGACCTGTTATTACAGATTGAGCTACAGCAGATGCGACAGCACTTCCACGATTAGGTGGGGTCATTATTCCACATCTAATTGACCCCGCATAATATGTTTGTGCTGCTCCCTGTGGTTGAGTGGTAGCTTGGCTGAAGTTAAGGTTTACCATTACATATTTTTTATCTCGACCTGGTGTGGAGAAAGGCATATTATCAAATATTACGTTTACCGTTGGGTCGGTATCGTTTACTGATGTGAGGATTGCATTTTCAAATGCTGCTCTTGCTTTTACTAAACTCATTAGAAAATAACGTCAATACGGAACAGGTATTCCTGTCCTCCTTTTAGTGTGCGAATATCTGTTATCTTTGCTCCTCTTGTCGATCCAGAAAATGTGAGTGTTATCTCGTCTTGAAGTAGTGGTTGACTGTCGCCAATTAAATCAGGTGTTATATAGAGTCTTGCGATATTTTCTTGAAAACCTGCCTCTTCATTAGATTGTATATATTCAATAGGAACTTTAATGTTGTAGGTTGTATCGACTGTATGGAACTCACCTGAATCTGCGTCATAGCTAGATACACCCTTTCTTGTGTAAATAATTGATGAGTCTAATGAGTTCCCAAGTTGAGACACCACCTGTTTGGCTATCTTTTTTAACGCTGTGTCTAATTGTCCTGCCATTATCCTCTAACCACTCTCATCTGAAAAGTTCCTGCTCCACCTAGCATATACGCTCCAAGGTAGCTTTGCAGCCAAGGGTATTTATCCATAATATTATTTACAGTTCCAGTTCCCTGGCTAGTGGTGTTGTACTTTACTTGAATATCTCCTAGTTTTACTTCTTCTATGTTTCCGTCTGTACCAGTATTACCTGTCATGGCGTCTGTTTCGTTAGCTAAAGCTCTGGCTAATTCATATTGTGCATATTTAATATTGTTTGGAATAGTGGAACAACTTAACTCAACTCTATCTACCTGATAATTAGTTCTTGGAAACTTTAGTGCTTGATTTTCGTCACATCTATCACCCTGAAATACAAAAGTATCAATCCATCTTGTAGCAGCTATCAATGATCTATTTTTCTGATCGTCTGTTTTATTAGTCCAAGTGCTTGAATCAGGTGCGGTTTCAAAATAACTATTAGCTTCTGTCAATGTGACATAGCTATTAGCAGTTTCATAAAGTAATTTAGTTTTATTGTAGCGTAAAGAAAAAACCCCACCAATATTAGGTGAGGTTTGATGACCACAATTTAATCTTAATATAAATTAAGACTTAAGACCGTTGGATAATGGTGTGTTTACAAAGATTTCAACCATAGGAATTTGGTCGATGTCATAAGTTACACCCCAGTTTGATCCAGTTCTTAGTGCTGAGTTAGCAGGGTTATCAGCAGCGTTTGTCCACTTAGTACCCATAACGTGATAAGCACTATGGTA